CAATGTAGAAACATTAAGAGAAGTACAGTATCTAAATTTACATGACTTTGGTATATTTTTAGAACTAGAGCCAGACACAGAAGAAAAAGCTCAGTTAGAACAAAACATACAAATAGCTTTGCAATCTGGTGGTATTGATTTAGAAGATGCTATTGACGTTAGACAAATAAAAAATCTAAAGCTAGCTAATCAACTTTTAAAACAAAAAAGAAAAAAGAAATACAAGAGAGATCAAGCAGCGGCTCAAGCAAATATACAAATGCAAGCTCAAGCGAATGCTAAAACAAATGAGCAAGCTGCGTTAGCTGAGGTTCAAAAACAACAAGCGTTGACTGAGCAACATGTTAATTTAGAAAATGCAAAATCTCAGTTTGAGATACAAAGGATGCAAGTAGAGCTAGAAGGTAAAAAGCATTTGATGGCTCAGCAATTCGAATACGATAGGCAATTAGCTGAGATTGAAGCTAATTCAAAAGGTTCAAAAGAAAAAGAAATAGAAGATAGAAAAGATAAAAGAACCAAAATACAAGCAACACAACAAAGTCAACTAATAAATCAAAGACAAAATGATTCTGCTCCAGTAGATTTTGAAGGTTCAGGATCTTCGCAACTAGGTAGTTTTGGTTTACAAGATATAATGCCACCTAGTTAACATTAATAATTATATAATATTTTATCATGTCAGAAACAAAAACAAATGAACCTGTTAAACAGGAAGGTGAGTTTAAATTAAAAAAGAAAACACCTAAAAAATTAGGGATTACTAATAATGATCCCGTTAAAGTAGATTTAACTAAACCAGAAGCAACAGGAGAAGTAGTTCCTGATGTTGTTAAGGTTGATATACCTAAAGACGATGCCATTCAAATCGGAGAAACAAAGAAATTGGATGTGGGCGAACAAACCGGAGATAGCGCTAAAGTGGACAAACAAGTACAAGAGTCCACTGAAGATGCTCAAGAGTCTTCACCAATCCAAGAAATAACAGAAGAAGATAAAGATGAGGTAAAAGAGATTAAAAAAGAGATTATTGAAGCTAAACAAGAGCAGCAAATTCTTAATAAACCTTTACCTGAAAACATCGAAAAATTAATTGACTTCATGGAGTCTACTGGTGGTACAGTAGAAGATTATGTAGCATTAAATAAAGATTACTCCTCTCTTGACAGTACACAGCTATTAAGTGAGTATTATAAAAAAACAAAACCACATTTAGATCAAGAAGAAATAAGTTTTCTAATGGAAGATGCTTTTAACTTTGACGAAGATGTGGACGAAGCAAGAGAGATTCGTAAGAAGAAACTTGCATATAAAGAAGAAGTTGCAAAAGCTAAAAGCTATTTAGAAAGTTCAAAAAGTAAATATTACGAGGAAATCAAGTTGAAACCAAGTGCCACTGGAGAACAAAAAGAAGCTTTAAACTTTTACAACAACTACAAGCAACAACAAGAGCTTGCAACTAAATTACATGGTGATTTTAGAGACAATACTAAAAAATTATTTTCTTCAGACTTCAAAGGTTTTGATTTTAACGTAGGAGATAAAAAATTTAGATATGGAGTAAAAGACCCTGTTAAGGTTGGTGAAACTCAATCTGATGTACAAAACTTTGTTAGTAGATTTTCTAATAATGAAGGTCAAATTGTAGATCAAAAAGGGTATCACAAAGCAATGTATGCTGCGATGAACGCTGATAAACTAGCTCATCATTTTTATGAACAAGGGAAAGCTGATGGCATTAAAAATGTTATTAGTAGCTCTAAAAATCCTTCAAAAGACGGACCGAGGCAAGTTGCTGATGGAAATGTTTTTATAAACGGGTTAAAAGTAAAATCAATTAGTGGTTTAGATTCATCAAAATTAAAAATTAAAACAAAAAAATTTAACTAATTAAAATTACAAATTATGGCTTTAACTCCTCAATTTGGTTCGATAGTACCATCGCAAGCTCAACAAACTCTTGCGAGTAATTATCTACAATTTGACAATGGCACGAACGATTTCGCACAACAATACTTACCTGAGCTTTATGAGCAAGAGGTAGAAAGATATGGTAACAGAACGTTATCAGGATTTTTACGTATGGTTGGAGCAGAAATGCCGATGACATCTGATCAAGTTATTTGGTCTGAACAAAACAGACTACACATTTCATACGATAACTGTACAGTTGCTGGTGCTGCCGGTGCTGCTGCAACTATCACAATCCCTGTTACAGCTGCTAACGCTGCTGTGCCAGTACTAAACGTTATTTCTCCACTATCAACTATTGTTGTAATGGATGACTTTGGAAACGAAGTAAAATGTTTAGTTACTTCTTCTGACACACGCCCTGCCGGTGGTGGTGGTAACCCAGGAAGATTAATAGTTGAACCTTACCAAGGTGCTAACCTTGCTGCTAGCGGTATTGCTAACGGTAATCCAGTTAAGATCTTTGTATATGGTTCTGACTTTCAAAAAGGAAGTAGTACGTTAAATGCTCCTCAAGGTGCTAACGTTGGAGCTTCAGCTGCTAACCCTATGGTTACTGTTGATCCTGCATTTACTACTTTTTCTAACTCTCCAATAATCTTAAGAAGCCAATACACAATCAATGGTTCTGACACTGCTCAGATCGGTTGGGTGGAAGTTTCTACTGAAGATGGAACTGGAGGTTATTTATGGTATCTAAAAGCTGAGTCTGAAACAAGACTAAGATTTGAAGATTACTTAGAAATGGCAATGGTTGAAGGTGAACTTAACGCAGGCGCTGCTGGTGTACCAACTGCTAATCCTGGAACTGAAGGTTTATTTGCTGCTATTCAAAACGGTGGTAACGTTGAAGTAGGTTTCACTGCTGCTGCTGGTTTAGATTCATTTGATGACATTCTTAAAAACCTTGACACTCAAGGAGCTATTGAAGAAAACATGTTATTCTTAAACAGAGCTACTGCTCTTGATTTTGATGATATGTTAGCTGGTATCTCTGGAGGTTTTGCAGGTGGTGTAGCTTTCGGTTTATTCGAAAACTCTGAAGAAATGGCATTAAACTTAGGATTCTCTGGATTTAGAAGAGGTTCTTATGATTTCTATAAAACAGATTGGAAATACTTAAACGACGCTTCAACGCGTGGTGCAATGACTGGTCCTGCTTCTATCGAAGGAGTATTAGTTCCTGCAGGTACTTCTACTGTTTATGACCAAATCTTAGGTACAAACATTAGACGTCCTTTCTTACATGTAAGATATAGAGCTTCTCAAGCTGATGACAGAAGAATGAAATCATGGCTAACTGGTTCAGTTGGTGGTGCATTCACGTCTTCATTAGATGCAATGGAAGTAAACTTCTTATCTGAAAGATGTTTAGTAACTCAAGCTAGAAACAACTTTGTATTATTCAAAGGGATCTAATTGATTCAACAAATGTAATTCTTACCCTCGTTGTATTAACGGGGGTAATTATTACCCTTATTAAAATTATTTAATTATATTATATTATGAAAAAAACTAAAGAAGCACCTAGTTATGAAAAAGGCTGGGAAATAAAGGATAGACATTATTATTTAACGGGTAACAAAAGTCCGTTAACATTAACTATACCTAGTAAGCATACAAAAAAACACGCTTTATTATTTTACGACGAGCAAAAAGGAATGCAAAGAGAACTTCGTTATGCAACAAACCAATCCTCTGTTTTCGTAGATGAACAATTAGGTGAAGCCACTATGGGTCACATAACTTTTAAAGACGGTGTTTTAACTGTTAAAAAAAATCAACAGAACTTACAAAAAATGTTATCACTATACCACCCTTTGTTAAATGGTATATACAGAGAACACGATAAAGTTGAAGTTGCAATAGATGAGTTAGCTAGTATTGAATTAGAAATAGATGCTTTAAACTTAGCTAAACAAATGGATATAGAACATCAAGAAGCTATATTAAGAGTAGAGCTTGGTAGTCAAGTAGGTAAAATGAACTCTAAAGAAATTAAAAGAGATTTGCTTTTATTTGCTAAACAAAACCCAAGTACTTTTTTAGCCTTAGCTAACGATGAAAATGTTCAACTTAGAAATTTTGCTATAAAAGCAACTGAAATAAACATAATTAAATTATCTGCAGATCAAAGAACTTTTACATGGGGTTCCAACGGTAAAAAATTAATGACCGTTCCTTTTGATGAAAATCCATATTCAGCATTTGCTGCGTATCTGAAGACCGATGAAGGTGTAGAGGTATATAAATCTATAGATAAAAAAATAAATTAACAAGTGATTATAATAATAGGTGATCACTTGTGTGGTCACCTAATATTAATACAATAATAACTTATGGCAATTAACGTAAATACAGTATACACGACTGTCTTGTCTATTTTAAATAAAGAACAAAGAGGATACATAACGCCTGATGAGTTTAATAAATTAGCTACACAAGTACAGTTAGAAATATTCGAAAACTATTTTGAGGACTATAATCAACTATTAAGAATACCACAAACAGATACAGAATACGTTAATAGACAAAGAAATTATAATACAGCAATATCTATATTTAAACAATTTGGTACAACAACAAGTGTTCCTGTAGGATTAGTAAGATCACTAAGTATAACTAATGCTGGATCTGGCTATTCAGGAGCTACAAATAGAGCAACCACAGATGTGGGAGTTGGTAGTGGTTTAACTGTTGATATTGAGACTGTAGTTCCAGGATTTTCAGTTATAAACGCGGGTCAAAACTATACAAATGGTGTGAACTTAGCCACAACAACAGGTGGTGGTGGAACTGGTTTAACTGTAAATATAAATAGTGTTGGTGTTAGTGGTAATATTACTGGTATAACAATAAACCAACCCGGTATAGGTTATGCTAATGGTAACGAAATATTAACTATAGTACAAGCTGGGCAAACAGGTACTCAATGTACTATAAAATTAAGCTCACCTAGTATTGGTGCTATACAAAACATAACAGCAAGCAATGGTGGTGGTGGTTATAGCGTAGGAGATGTTATCGGTGTTACTGGTCCAGGAACATTAGCTACAGCTACAGTGACTTCTGTTAATACATCATTATACTTTCTTCCCCCATCAAATACACATAGGATCGGTACTGTTATATTTAAAGATAAAGAAATACAAAGAGTTGATAGAAACGAACTTCTTTATTTAAACCTATCCCCAATAACAAAACCTTCCGAAACTTTCCCTATTTATACATATGAGCAGTCCACTATTGGAACTAGCGGTGATGACACAGGTCAACAACATATATACGTTTATCCTGAATCTATAACAACAGCTAGTGATGTGACTGTAAGTTATATAAGAAAACCTAATAATGTTGTGTGGGGCTTTACCACTGGAACTTTAGGTCAATACATTTATAATAAATCTTTGTCAACTCAATTTGAATTATCTAACATAGAACAAACAGAAGTTATATTAAGAATATTAGCTTACGCGGGTGTTGTTATTAGAGATCCTCAAGTAGTACAGATAGCATCTCAAGCAATTCAAGCAGAAGAAACAAACTCTAAATCATAATAAATCATGGCAGGTAGCGTAATCAAACCTCAACCGCAAGACGGACTTATACAGGAAACTGGTCAACAATACTTTCAAGGTACTCAACCTTTTAAAGGTACTAACACTGCTGGTCAAGTATTAAAAACTACATTCAACACTGATTTAATTTTTTATGATTCTACGCCTGGTACAGAAAACTATGCGTTAAATAATTTTAAGATATACACTAGTGCTAGTGCAATACCAGGAAGTTGGACAGAAAAAACAACTAACTATACTGTTAGTGGTAATGACATAACATTTACTGCGGCAAGTTCTGACTATATAGTAGTACAATTAAAAATACTAGATGGTGGTAAATATGGTAACACAGTTGATCAAAAAGCTTTTGGTCAAACAGTTGAAGATAACTATGGAGGTTACCAATATGTAAAGTTACAGGATATTGTAAATAATTTTATGGTAGCTTTTGTTGGTGAAGGAAAACTTATATTAGACGTAAAAAGAACTGATATTATTTTCCACGCAAAAAGAGCTATACAAGAATTTAGCTATGATACTTTAAAAAGTATTAAATCTTCTGAATTATCAATACCAAATAGTTTAACTTTAGTTTTACCACAAGACTATGTTAATTACGTTAAGCTTTCATGGGTTGATCAACTAGGTGTTTTAAGACCCATATACCCAACAAATAACTTAACAACAAGTCCTTACAATACTCAAATACAAGACTCATCTGGTGTACCTACACAAGATAATTATGGTAATGATGTTGAAGGAACTTCTCAAACACAAGAAAGGTGGCATAATAGTAATATTGGTTTAATCAATGGTGATTTAAATTCAAACAATTTTACTAATGAAATGTGGGCTTATAATTGGGATTATGGTGGTGATTTCTTTGGCGGTAGCTGGGGACAAATGTTTGGTTTAGAACCACAAACTAGTCAAGTAAATGGTTGGTTTAACATGAACGAAAGAGAAGGTAAGGTTTCTTTTTCAAGTAACTTAAAAGATAAGTTAATTATATTTGAATATATATCAGATGGTTTGGCTACTGACATGGATACTAGAGTACCTAAGTTAGCTGAAGATGCTATGTATTCATATATAACACATGCTGTAATAGCTAGCAGAATTGGTCAACCAGAATATATAGTACAAAGACTAAAAAGAGAAAAAAGCGCAAAGCTTAGAAATGCAAAAATAAGATTATCTAACATTAAACTTGATGAGATAGTTCAAGTAATGAGAGGTAAGTCTAAATGGTTAAAACACTAAATTAAATGGCTGAAGTTAAAAATGCTTTTATAGCTTCTAAAATGAACAAAGATCTTGATGCAAGACTTGTTCCGTCAGGAGAATACAGAAACGCAATAAACGCTCAGATTAGTAGATCTGAAGGAGCAGATGTGGGTGCTTTAGAAAACGTTTTAGGTAATCAGCTTAAAGTAGATTTTTCTTTATTAGCTTCTCTGCCATCAGGTACTTTAAAAACAATAGGTACTTATGTAGATGAGATTAATAATTTTATATATGTTTTTTTAACTAACCACACAGGTAGTACTTATAGCACTACAGCTAAAAATTATATATTTAGATATGATGTTTTAAGTGGTAACTCTGTTAAACTTGTAGAAGGTGCTTTTTTAAATTTCTCTACACAAAATAAAATATACGGTATAAATGTCTTAGAAGATTTTTTATTTTTTACTGATAATAGAAATCAACCTAGAAAAATTAATACAGTAATAGCGGCTGGATATGGAAATCCTTATGACAGTGAAGATACAATAAGTGTAGCTAAAATTAACCCATATCAACCAATACAGCTTTATCAAAAAATAACATCTGATATAGCAAGTGGTTTTACCTCACCATCAACAAACGAAGCTGTGGATAGCTATCAAACCACTATGCAAAATGTTAGTGATGAAAAACTACCTGATGGTAGTAGTAATAATCCTTATTATGATCCTAATTTTGTTGGTGATACAGAGCTATTAGATGATAAGTTTATTAGATTTTCTTATAGGTTTAAATTTAAAGACGGAGAATATTCTTTATTAGCTCCTTTTACTCAAGTAGCTTTTATACCTAAACAAGACGGTTATTTTTTATATGACACTGGGAGTGGGAGGAACATAAACGACATGAACGATGCTTTGCAGAGTACGGTTGTGCAGTTTATGGAAAATAAAGTAGATAAGATACAATTAATAATTCCTATGCCATTAAATGAAGTCGGAGCTTCTTTAACTGCTGGTACTATTGGTAGTTCTTTAGATATTGATGAAATAGATATTATATATAAAGAATCTGGAAACTTGTCTATACAACTAGTAGATACTATAACATCAGATCAACTAACAGGAAATGCTACTTTTTATAATTACTCTTACAATTCTACTAAACCATGGAAAACTCTTCCGCCATCAGAATTAACTAGAGTGTACGACAAAGTACCTGTTAAAGCTTTAGCTCAAGAAGTTACAAGTAATAGAATTGTTTATGGTAATTATCAAAACAAACACACCTCTCCAGAGTCATTAGATTACAATTTAGCAGCAACGTTTAAAAGTGCTTTTGCTGTAAATACAGGCGCCAATGAAGTAACTAATACTACTAGCATCGTAGAATACCCTAATAGCACCTTAAAGCAAAATAGGAATTATCAAGTTGGTTTTGTTTTAGCGGATAGATACGGAAGATCTTCTTCTGTTATATTATCTAATGCTGATGACAATGTACAATCAGGAGGTATTAATTACGGTGGATCAACTTTATATTTACCATATAGAGATGCTTCACTTCAAACCGAAACTTTTCCAGGCGATTCCTTAAAGGTTATATTAAATTCTTCTATAGGTCCAGCGGATCCTAACCCATCAACTAATTGGCCTGGTATATATAACGGAGACAAAACAAGTTCTGATTATAATCCTTTAGGTTGGTATTCTTACAAGATAGTTGTAAAACAAACAGAACAAGATTACTAT